GAGATTTATGAAATGATTGAACAATTTTATGGACGTGAAAGCAAAATAACAAGAGCCTTATGGTTGGAGATCACTGACTCACGTCAAGTTTTTGGAAATGCAGTTGCACATATTGCTTCAGGTCAACCATCGGGAAACCCAGCAACGACGTTTGTAAACACAATGTACAACACAGCATTATTATATCTGGTCATTTCGAAAATCTTACTCAAGGTGGCAACAAGTGAAGCACTTGAAGTTAGAGCAAATTTAACAGAACATTTCCGAGTTGTAACGTATGGAGATGACAACCTTATGTCATTTTCACAAACTCTGAAACGCTTGATTGATCCAAGAGAAATAACACTTATGATGAAGACTCTAGGACATACTTATACCAATGATGCTAAAGATGGTAAAGAATTGGAATATAAACTGCTTTCAGAAGTTTCAATCCTTAAGCGTACTTTTTCTTTTGATCCAGTACACGGATGGATTGCACCTTTGGAATTAGTTTCAATTCTTGAATGTCTTAATTGGGATAAGGTAGAAAACCGGAAACGAGAGGCAAAACGAGCACAGACCGTAGTCAATATGCGTGTGGCAATTCGAGAATTAAGTCTACATACGCAAGAAATATTTGAAAAATATAGACAACTAATTCTCACCTCAGCTGACAGACATAATTTGTTGTTACCACCAGAATGTAGATTCTCGCAAAGCGATTTGCGGAATATGACACGTAATGGTGATAATTTATTTTATTTCTCCGATGATTTCAGTGTTATCGCTGATCATAAGCTGCGTCAGAATATTTATTCGGAGCATGACGAAAACCCGCTCATTACAGTTCAAGATGTTTGGCAGCGTCTTGAAATGAAACAATGGTCAGCAGAACAAACAAACGAAAATCAATCACAAGAAGTCACTAGTCAACAAATTTTGACTTATGATAAAGAAACAACTTTTATTGAAGAAACAATGCCAGCACAAAAAGACATTTCAGAAGAAAAATTTTTCCAATTTGAAGAAATTAG